CCTTAATAATTAAATCAAATGGCAGACGTAACTCTTAGTACAAAAATTGACAACTTCCTAACTGAAACATCGCAGTTTGCTACAGGCTTGACTGCCAGTGCTACGCAAACCCAAGCTGGTGGGTTGGCCCTGACTAGTGTAACAAATGATGTTACTACGGTGGCTAATCCAAACGATGCAGTAACTTTGCCCACAGCAGCGGTAAACGATGTAGTAAAGATTTACAACAATGGTGCAAATGTGCTACAGGTATTTCCAGCTGCATCTGACAATCTTGGAAACGGCGTTGACGCAAGCACAACCATTGATCCTGGCGAGTTCGGAATTTTTACAGCCAAGGATGCTACGAACTGGATTACTGTAATTAACATACCTCCCTATGGGCAACTAGGAATAGTAATTGATGGAGGTGGTTCGGCTATCACTACTGGGATTAAGGGAGACTTGCGTGTTCCGTACGATTGCACAATTACTTCTGCTGATGTGGTCCTCGACCAATCTGGAAGCATAGTAGTAGATATTTGGAAAGACACATACGCCAATTATCCACCTACTGATGCAGACTCAATTACTGCTAGCGCACCTCCTACTGTATCTTCAGCTGAAAAAAGCCAAGACACGACATTAACTGGATGGACAACTTCGCTTACAAAAGGCGACTATCTACGATTTAACGTAGACTCAATAACTACAGCAACTAGAGCTACAGTTTCGATTGCGGTAACCAAGAATTAACATGGCAATTTACTACGTAGATCCACTTAGCGGAAGCGATGCAGCAGCAGGAACGTCATTCGGGACAGCTTGGGCAACAACACAAAAAGCAGCCGATACCGCTGTAGCTGGCGACGAGGTTCGACTTTGCGCAACCGCCACCGAAACTCCTGCTGCTCAAATAGATTGGGACACCAATGCTGGAACTAAAACGTCTCTTATTAACTTTGTAGGAGCGGATGCAACTGGTACGCCTTTAACAACTGGTTACTATACAATATCTGGCTCTTCACTTCCAGCTTCTACAAGTTTGTTTTATTGGGCAACTGCTGCCTCTAAGTATGTTCGTTTTAAACGTATTAGACTAACTGGAGCCACTGATCACAATGTAAAATTTGACTCATCTGCATCAAATTTTTCCACATACTTAATCTTTGACACTTGCCGAATTGATTCAGCAACTAATGATGGCGTTCAACAAGGGTACTCGCAATTTAATTATTTTTTAAATTGCGAAATTGATGGCAATGGAGGATCTGGGTTTGGAATACCTGCCGATTCTATAGTATCCAAAGCTGGGTTTTTAAAGCTTGTAGGAGTATCAGTTCATAACAACGGAGACACTGGCGTTGATATTGCTTATCGAGGCAATTATATAAATAATTGTTTAATTTACAGTAATGGATCTTCTGGAATTAAATTAGGAAGGGAGTTTGACCAATCTATAATTTCCAATAATACATTTTACGGAAACACGGGTAGTGGCATTGGAGATGCTGGCAGCGCTATTCAAGGAAATTTAGACGGAATCATAACGGGAAATTCTTTTGTTTCAAATGGTCTTTATGGCTTGGAAGATAACCGTGGTGGAAATGTTACAGCTTACATTGATTACAACCACTATTACAATAATACAAGCGGGGAGACTGATTTTGCAGGAGGAACGCCTGGAGATAACAACCAATCTGGAGATCCTTTATTTACTTCTATAACAAGTGGCAGCGAAGATTTTACTCCAACATCTGGTTCTCCACTTATTCGTACTTATGTAAACAACGGAAATATAGGCGCAGTTGCTAATACTTCTGCTGGTGGCGGAGGAAGTTCTGGAACTGCTCATACATTTGCTTGTTAGATATGGCAACTGTAGTAACAATGGGTGGAGTTTCCTTCACCATATCTGGAAACTATTCATGGGGACTAGATGAAGCGGGTGTAGCATGGGTTGCAATACCAACTGGAACTGATACAATAACATCAATTACTCCGTCTCAAACTACCGACTCTAACGGTGACTTGATAAACGGAGCAATGTTAAATCCCGCAAGGGGAGCAACTTCGGGTCCAAATCAAGGCTTTGATGAAAGGCAAGGTAATTACGATGCAGGAAGTGTAGCTACATTGCCAATAACAATTCAGGCTGGAGACATTGTAATTAAAACCGTTGCAAAAGATCCATACGTCCATAGAGCTGGCGGGTTTACGGAAATTGCATCTTTGCACGTATTGTCTTCCACTCTCCCTTCTGGGGAATATCTAGGATCAAGCATTGGATGGTCTGGCAAATCGACTCCAGTGTCTTATAGTGCGGATGTTGATTCTTGGTATTCAAGTAGACCTGTTTACAATTCTACTGGATTTTCGCTGCCACCATACGCAGATTTAATGGAATCTCTTGGGCAACATTATCCATTATTTGGGTTTGCATGGGGACCAGGCGACTATGGGTATCAGTCTTTTTCTCCTTATAGATTTGGTGGAGGGAATGCTACCCATCCAAATTATGGCAGGTATATAGGACAAATGATGTCTTTGGTAATGGTTGCCTTAGCAACTAATTATTACACAGAGGCACAAACTAAGCAAATTGCAAAAACAATGATAGGTCATGGTTTGCAGTGGGCAGATCCTTTAATTTTTTCTGGCACTGGAGTTGTTCCAGACGGAGGCCACTACCAATGGCACCAACCTGCTGTACTTTTTGCCCTTCATTTAACTGGCAGAAGCTCTGAATACTCCGACTTTATGGCCCTTTCTCCTGGAAATTGGGATCAGGCGTTTCAGATTACACAAGCACTTATAGACAGCGATTTTTCACCACATTCGTCAACTATAAAGCCATCTATGTGGAGAGAAAGAACTTTGCCTGCCCAACCAGGAGGTTCAACTTTAAGGATTCCAATAGCTGGTACTTCTTCAAGTGGAGACTACTATCAAACAAATATCCCAGAGGGAGCTATTGCTACTAGAGTTAGCGATGGTGAAACTGGAATTGTTTCAACTGCGTACGCACTAAACGATGCGGGTCAAACCTTAACCACTTTAGATGTTGTTTTAAACGATACTAGTCCTTTTGTGGAAGGCGATGTTATTTATTTCGATGCTCCAAGTGGATGGATGAATGTTGGTGATTTTGATTGGGCTTTAAGGGGTGGTTTTGCTAATTTGGTTGGTCAACCTTGGAAGTATTCTCCTAGCGCTCAAAATGCGTACAGGGGACTTCAAACATGGGCAGGAGCTATATTTGCGTTGTACGCCATTGGAATAAGGGACCCTTCAATCTTTCCAGTGCTTGGATATACTTATAGAGCAGAGAAAATAAATATACCATCTGCTGCAAACGACTTTCCATCTATTGTACAATCTTGGCAAACTGTTGCTGGATCAACATATACGGCATCTAGTGACTTTTACAACGCTTATGCCGATGACGTTTACTCATCTGAAGTAACAAGAGATTTATATATTTTAAGATCTTCATCTGCATCAATAGCTCTTTTATCACAATGACAGTAATACTATCACTAGCAGCATTCTTAATTTTAGCTTACGTAATAGCTGAAACACTAGAACGCTTACGTAAATAATGGACTTCATTCAAGCACTAACTAACGCAGGGACAGGTGGCATTCTTGGGATTGCTGGATCTGTTGCGTCTGGATGGCTGAAGATTAAAGGCATGAAAGCCCAAGCCGAAATCGAAAGGGAGATGGTAAAGCTCCAAATCGACAAGGGAACCATTGAGGCTGATAGTGCAGACTTCCAAGCGTCACAGAAAGCAGCCCAGCATGAGAGTGATGCGTTGGTATCTGTAGCCAGCATAGCAGAGAAGCCTTGGCAGAAGGGTCTGTTGATATGGCATTTTGTGTTTAAGGGATCTGTGCGTCCATTGCTGGCTGTAGGCGTACACATTCTAGCTGGCATCCTGTACTTCCAGATGCCTGAGCAATACCAGGATGTCATTCTCCAGCAAATTTTTACAATAGCATTCGCTTACGGCGGGTGGTATTTCGGGCAACGGGATTTAAACAAGAGACTATTTTCAGAATGAACTTACCGGAGGCAGCGCATGAATCTTTTTTAAGGGGGTTTGGTTTTTCCCTTGGCGGTTTATTGGCTGCAACGGGTACTATGTTGGACAGGATAGCAGAACTAAACACAATACTGGGAGTGATTGGTGGAGTCCTTAGTTTGGTATCTACCAGCCTAGGCATATATTTTGTTGTACTTGGAATTAAGATTAGAAAAAAAGAAACGGAGGATAAGTGATATGGCTTGCGGAAAAAGAAAAGGTAAAGGCGGTTACGGATCTAAGGGTGGGAAAAAACGCTAATGAAGTGTTTGTTTGATCTTAAAGATGCAGGAGCTACCGTCATGGCGATATTTGCCAGAAGGTGCAAATGCAAGAAATGTTCACGGTCTACATGAACCTCCTGATGTTATGAACAAGGATGCTTGCTACAGAAAAGTTAAAGCTCGGTATAGGGTGTTCCCATCTGCGTATGCAAGTGGGGCGATAGCCAAGTGCCGCAAGGTAGGTGCTGCTAACTGGGGCAAGCGTAAGAAGAAATAATGGCTGTACGGAAGACAAAGGCAGGCGCTGACCTCAAGCGGTGGTTCAAGGAGAAGTGGGTAGATGTACGCACTGGAAAGCCCTGTGGACGCCGCAATGGAGAAAGTAGGGGTACGCCCTACTGTCGTCCTTCAAAGCGTGTCAGCAGCCGTACACCAGTCACAGCAGGTGAGATGACAACATCTCAGAAACGGTCAAGGATAGCCCAGAAGAAACGCCTGGGACAACCAGCAGGTAAACCTCGAAGAGTGAAGGCAGTAAGACGTGGCAATAAATAAGAAAAACATGCAATGCAACAAGCCCCGGAGACAAGTGTCTGGGGGCAAGAAGTTTGTTGTGAAGGCTTGTCAGGGCGGCAAGGAAAAGATAGTGCGTTTTGGCGATGCCAATATGAGCATCAAGAAGAGTAACCCGGCTAGGAAGAAGTCCTATTGCGCGAGGTCAGGCGGAATAAAAGGCAAGAGGAATAAACTATCTGCGAACTATTGGAGTCGCAGGGCTTGGAACTGCTAATGGCTAGATACGACAATTATGGTCAGGTAGACGATCGCATCGTAGAAGAACTCGATGTCGGTTTTGTCGGGTTCAACAATAGGCTCCGTCCAGACCAACTGTCCCCAGGACTCCTCACCGTTTCCGATAATGGCCGCATGGACATTAACGGGGAATGGCAAGTGAGAAAGGCCATGGAATATGTATCTGCTCCATTCGCCGCTGCGGTGCTATATGCCCATGATGCGGACACTTCAAAGGTGCGGATATTGGACACTGCTCTTCCGGCTGTTAACACCTCATCCACATCCATTGGTGCTGGAGGTGTATTGACCATTGTATTTAACGACCCACATGGATTGGATGAAGCCGACTGGGATGGGTACGTCCTCTATTTGAGTGGATGGGACGGGAATGTCTCCATCAATGGAAACTATAACATTACCTGGGTAGATGCCAGCACTATTCGTGTTACGGTGAGTGGACTCACATCCATATTTGTATATGGCACTGTCCAAGGCCCTACATTGGATGACCTAGCGGCCAGCACCATCCAATATGCCATTGAATACAGCGATCCAAATAACGATAGCCTATCTTATGTGCTATGCGTTGGAAGCACGGGGGCATCCGCTGTGAGGACCAGTGATGGCAGTGCCACCGAGATTACATATCCACTTGGCGAAACGGCATTCAATGCTACAGCCATACAGGCATTCAACAAGGTGTACATATTCCGCGATGGGGATGTCGCAATGGAATGGGACGGAGATCTGACAGGATCCCCCACATTCACATTGGTTGATAGCGGGGAATATGATCAGCCCACTCAGATCGTTTGTGCATCTGGAGAATTTGCCATCGTAGAAAATCGCGGTATTGTTCATCAGTCGGATGGCGTCGCCGTGGGCGATGTCATATCCGTAATAGGTCCAAAAACCCTAGATACTGACCAAACGTCTGGATTAAAAATAGATGCCTCTTTTAATGTGGCCGAGGTTTTTACGGGGGGTGTTGCAACATCCATATCCGCCGCTTCCGCATCCTCTATATCTGGAGGTGAATTTGATGGGATGTATCAAGTGGTTGTTACGGCTGCTGGTCATGGTTTGAGCGTAGGCTACCCCATAGATGTTGCGGGATTTGGGGATTCGAAGATAGATGGATCTAGATTTGTTGCGGAAGTGAGTGGGGCAGACATTACGTTTTATGTCCCGCAAAACCCAACCACCACTTTAAGTGGAGACGAAACCTTGGCCCTTGCTCATGGATTTGAATTTTACATTGAGTCGGGCCAGACGGACGAGCATGTCACAGACGGCGAGAGTCTAACATCTACACCCGTATTCACTCGGGTGGTTTCTAGCGGAATAGGCTATTCCCATATGCCTGCTCCTCCATTTGCCACATATCACCAACGCAGGTTGGTTATGCCATATAGGTATGATATTGATGGAACCAACGCCTCTCCGACTATCACCGATCGTGCCGTAAGGGACGAGGCCATCTTTTCTCAAATCCTCGATGGAGATACATACGATAGGATATATGGTCAGTTTCGGTTCAATGCTGGAACATCTGATTTCCTGGTAGGCTTCCATTCCTTTTCGGAAGACAAGCTGGTGGTGTTCAATAGAAACAGCATACACTTGGTCAGCAATAGCCTGGTCCTAAAGGATTCAGTGAGTACGCTCATTACGAATGAGGTGGGGTGCTTGGCGAGACGCAGCATTGTGCAAGTGGGCAACAATCTGATATTCTTGTCGGATAATGGAATATATGGCGTAGACTTCCAAGACTTGTACAACCTCCGTGGGCGGGATTTGCCACTATCTGCAACGATAGAAGCTACCATACAAGACATAAACAAAGACTATGCCCATAAAGCAGTGGGCGTCTATTTTAATAACAGGTACTACCTCACTGCTCCATTCGGATCATCGACGACCAATAACAAAATCGTCATATACAATTTTGTAAACAAAAACTGGGAATCGGTTGATAGCGTTTCCAACCCAGCATGGGAATATACTCATTTGGTTGTTGCCGGGGATGGTAACGATCGGGCGGTATATGCCGTTAATGAGCAAGGCGGCGTTCACAGGCTCGAATCCTCATTGGGTTCAAATGATCAATATGTTCCAGCCGTAGGCCAAGCGGCCGTGGATGCTCCTGTTTCTGGAACGGCGACTACCAGGATGTACACATTGTCCTCCATCGATCGCAAGAAATGGAACAACTATGAGCTTCATATAGAATCTAGCAGCACCCAGGGAAGCAATGGGAATGTGACCTCCATAACAGAGAATATAGACTCCGAAACCGATTTGGGTACATTGCAAACTATCAATGGTGGAAGTCCGCTAGAGGTGGCAGAAGACTATTCAATTAGGAGCCGACTTGGCAACAGGAGAGCATACGGATTGCAGCTTAAACTAGTCACAACCACAGGTCGCCCTAAACTAAGGGCGGTGAAGGTGGCTGGATCAACAACATTTAGAAACCTAGAAGAGGCACAATAATGGGAACCATAATTAAAAACACTACTAGTGCATTTGTAGATGGACAGCAAATCACATCAGACGCGCTAAACAATCTAATTGATGACGCCATCCTGAACACCACTGCTGTTTCGGCAGGGACCGGACTAACCGTCAATGCGTCCACTGGCGTTCTCAGTATGGATACATCCCTAACGGGCAAGACGCTCACTGGTGGTTCTCTAAACAACTGCCCGATTGGGGCATCCACGCCCAGCACTGGAGCGTTTACCACTTTGTCTGCATCTGGTGGCCTCACGGGTAATGTTACATCCACAGGAACTAGTACGTTTTCCAGTATAGATGTTAATGGTGGGGCTATAGATGGAGCAATAATTGGAGCTTCATCTGCTGCTGCTATTACAGGCACGACGATTACGGGTACGTCTCTCGTTGGTCCACTTACTGGTAATGTCACTGGTAATGTAACAGGAGGAGCTGGAGCATTTACTACCCTCACGGCATCCGATGATGCTAACTTCGACTCAGGCACATTGTTTGTAGATGCGTCTGCTAATAGTGTCGGCATTGGGACTACGTCGCCTGACAGTCTTCTTCACGTTTCCGATGCCAATATAAGAGCTGCTGATTTTAATGCAAAAATCACTATTGAAAGCGCTGGTTATGGCTTTTTGCAATTTCTGGGGGATGGCACTGCGCCACAGGGAATACTTTGGGGAGATTCAGCATCGGCCAGCAGAGGTCGTATATATTATGAGCATTCGGATAACTCAATGTCTTTTTGGACAGATGGGGCCGAAAGAGCTGTAATCGACGGTATTGGAAACGTAGGCATCGGCACTGAGTCGCCTTCTCAGCTACTAGACGTAAATGGCGGTGCTAGAGTAGTTGGAAATTTATATGTTGGAAGAGATGACACTACACCCAATGGAATGATTGAGGTGTACGGTGGTGGCTCTGGTCAATACGAAGGTGGAGAAATAAGACTCCGCACTGCTGCTGACTTTGATTCTGCGTACAACCATTATTTCATAGATACTTACCAAGACGATCTGAGAATAGGTAGAGCGCTTAATACAGACATTACGCTAACTTCTGATGGCAACGTAGGCATTGGCTCTACAGCGCCTGACGGAAAATTGGTTGTAGCTGGAGCTGGTTCTCAAATTATTATTGATGACACTGATGCAACAGATACGCCTCGATTAAGGTTTCGTGAAAGTGGGACAACATCTGCTAGCATTTTTACCGATGCTAGTGACTTGATATTTGATACAGGTACTACAGAACGTGTACGCATTGACTCGTCTGGCAACGTCGGCATTGGGACTCCTTCGCCTAATTCTGCACTTGAAGTGTCAGGTGATGGCGCTGAAATTATCATAAATGATACAACAACGTCTAGACCTCAATTAAATTTTTACAATAGTGGATCATCACATGGAAGAATTTATGCAGACAGCTACGAGTTAAGATTTGAAACTAGTGGCAATGGGATGCGTCTTGACGCCCTTGGAAGGGTTGGCATTGGCACTACATACTCACCAAATTCTATTCTTGAGATTAGTTCGACAACTAGTGGCGTTATTATGCCTCGCATGAATACCACAGAAATGAACGCTATCTCGTCCCCGACTAATGGCGAGATGATTT